GAATTCCTTATTCTTTGAAATGTTATTCGAATAATATTCCATTACAAAGTCTCTATCAAAAATTGTCTTAGAGGACTTGGTATAAAGAGTCATAGTCTCTCTAGCTTTTCTTCTCAAAAGGTTCACCACATATTCGAAGGCTTCTTTAACTGCACTCTCCACGCCAAATAGAGATAAACTGGTCTCTTCAGCGGTGCTCTTTATTTCTGGGAACATAGATGTTATTTGGAGGAAATCTTTATCAACATACTCGACAGATTTTATCAGGCCTCTTGTTCGGCTGTTAGAGGTTGGGAACCATTTGCTGATGATCACATTTAAAGGCTGATTCCTTGTAGGCAGAGGAGAAGTCTGTAGTATAATAGTCTTAGGAGACGTCCTAGACTTGTTATTGTTAAAAACGAGGCGACCAACAGTGTCTCTGACAAGTAGAGTTGTCGACAGGGTATGATACAGGCTAACAACAGCACAGTCTGTATACAGGAGTTTCTGTAATCTCTCTTTAGCCAAAGTGAAATCATCTGTTCTTGATAGGAACTCTTTAACACACACAACAAACTCCTTCAACTCGACTTTTGAAGTTTCCTCGAATCTCATCATCTTACCGATGTAGCAGACCTTGTTCGAAGATAGACGTACCATTCTGATGAGGTTACTTATGTCATTTTCGTAAGAGAAAGCTACTTTCGATTGGTGGGAATAGACTCTATTCATTATTTTCATTATCATATCAGACTTATCGCAAGGGTCTACAAATGCTAGCCAAGGTTCTTTGTCTATAAAAGATTTTACTTCTTCTCTTTCTGGGCATCCTATTTCCTTTATGTCATGGATCAGGCCATCTATTCTTGAACTCAATCTGACAAAAAAGTTTACTGATATTCCACTCACTATGGGTTCGTCGCTTTCCTGAGAGTCTTCATTTATGTCTTCGGAATTTATGAGGCAGAGAGCTCTGTGATATGAGGTATCTGCTTGAGCCAGAATCCTTACAGATTGACAAGATTTTACACCTACAAGCATTTCCATTGTAGTCAAAATAGGATTGCCGCCCAGCTCAATTGGTAGCAGAGGACGTACAATTTTTGTTCTTGAGAATCTTTTGTCCAACGAGTATAACGAATCTATATTCTCGTAGCCAGTGACTTGAAAAAGAAAAGAAAGATTCTCAGGGAGTCCCTTATAAGCCAAAGATTGGATCCCATTAAACATAGACAGAACGTCTGATTCGTAACTTATTGCCTTACACATTGAACTAAGAGATTTAAAATCAATATAGTGTCTAGGGACAAATGTACCATCTATGTAGTATAGGGAGTTGAACTCTGCATCTTCCATAGAGACTTGTGACTTGGCATCGCTTTCCTTTGTATTACATAAAAGTCCAGTGATCTTATTAATAACTCTCATGCATGAACAGATATGAAGTACCTCTTCTCTCCGTTTCTCCGGTGTTGCAGCTTTAGTCGAAGCCACCATGACCGAAAATTTGTCATCAGAACTCACCATGTGTTCTACAGATAATTTGTCCTTTAAGAAGGTACTGTTCTGAACCAAAAAATCTACTAGAGTGGTCCTACAGCAAGAAATGCAGGTGGAGCCTAAGTTGTTAATTCCTTGCATCATCCCAATGAGACATTCAAAAGTCGTTTTCCCCTCTCTTTTGAAAGCGTCTATAACCTTTTTAAGTGCAGGATTAGTAGACATTTCGTCCGATTTAAAGTCCCTCGTCCAGTATAGCAAAAGCTCCTTAGGTACTTCGATGACTTTAGAGCACATGCGAAAGACTCCCATCAAATAGTAATGAAAATATTTCTCATCATCTCCTAGAAAAAAACAGCGCAAGGATATCAAGAATGACAAAACATTGTGACTAGGCCCCCATCTCGTATGATCGCAGTTGTCAAAAAGCGTATATTTACGTGTCTCGCTGTTCAGCATAGAAGCACGGTGCGTATTCCGACCTTTAGAAACCATTTCTGCCTGAATCTTTGTTTTTCTAGTGGCCTTAGTAATCATCTCTTCTTGGAAATATTTGCATATAGATTCGGTCATTCGTTCTAATAAGAAGTTGGAAACCCTCGTATAAAAATCCTGAACAGCTATTTCTCTACCTCCACCATCTTGGGGCTTTGGGAACAGAGT